TACCCCCTCATGTCCGACGTTTCCCAAGAATATGTTTCCCTACTAACGAAATGCATCTCCAAATCCCGCTCGATGAATCAATGCCCCCAATATACGAAAGAAGCCAATGGCCTATGTAAAATCCACCAATATCAGGCGGAATATACCCCCGAAATGATGGCGAATTTGTCCCCCTGTAGCACATGTTGTAAAACATTCTATCTACCAACCGGCAAGGTATGCGAAGGATGTAAAGAAAGAGGAGAACAAAATAGGAAAAGAATGAAAGAAAAAATAATCCTATGTGACAAACAAGACTGTAAATTCAAACGTTCAACGGAGAACAAATATTGCAATAAACATCAGGCCCAGATTTTCCTCGATGATACTGCTGCGGCTGGTCTTAGACCATGTTATGACCATGTCCGTGGATGTCGTTCGCAATTACCCCCTGAATATAAGTTCTCCAAATGCCAGCCCTGTCTAATAAAAGATAGAGCGAATGATAATCAAAAGCGCAATGGCGCGATTCAAGAATCCAAGACATTCGAAGGGTCCAATAAAACCGAGAAAAAATGCACCGTATGTTGCCGCGAATATGAAGCAAATGTTTTTATAGGACAAAATGGAGTAATAACCAAAACGTGCGTGAATTGCCGAGAGTCAAATAGAAGACAAGATGAAAAACGGGATAAAGAACGTAGGATAGAATTAGCCAGAATCAGAGAACAAACCCTCAATATCAAATATAATAGATGTATAAAAACTGCGAGAACAAAATGTATTGATTTTGACCTTACATTAGAACAATATTCCGAATTAATAAATCAAACATGTTATTATTGTGGTGTAGAATCTAGGTATACAATTGAAAATCTGGAAGAAAAATTATATAAAAATGGGATTGATAGAAAAGATAGTAAACAAGGATATCTATATGACAATTGTGTTGGATGTTGTCAAATATGTAACTATATGAAACATTCTCTATCCATAAATGTGTTTATCAAACGCATTGAGCATATTATAAAATATACCATATTTGAAGAAGTTTTATATCCTGACATATTTGCGGATTATAAAAATAGTGATTATAATAATTATAAAAAATCAGCCAAAACAAGAAATTTAGAATTGACAATAACGAGCGATGAATTTTATAGAGAAGTAGAAAAAGATTGTTATATTTGTGGGAAACAATCAATTGTAGATAAACATATAAATGGATTAGACCGTGTGGATAATACAAAAGGATATATTATAGAAAATATTAAATCTTGTTGTAGAGAATGCAATTTTATGAAAAATACAAGTAGTTATGATGAATTTATTGATAAATGTAAACGAATATATGAATATAAGTTTGGTAAATCAATCAAAAATGAATTACATAATCCACACGAAAATTTGATAACAGAAAATATACAAACAGAAAATATAGAAGAAAATAATTGCTGTATAGTAAAACGAGAACATTCTACAAAAGAAATGAAAGAAAAAAACAAATTGCGAAAACAAAAACAGATTGCCGCACTTAAAGAAAAATATGGTGAGGCGGCTTATAAAGAAATGAAAGCGAAACAAATGGCGGATTATCGTAATAAGAAAAAAGAAGAAGAAGAAGAAAATAAATCGTTGTAGTTCACGTACGTCGTTGTTAACACTTTTGTCCTTGTTTTTATCTTGTTTTTATATTCTCTACTCGGAAAAAATAAAAAAATATTTTTTTATTTTTTTTGTTACCATATATGCAGTCAATTTAATTGCTATAAGCTATTCCAGCCATCCCCGACATCACACGTAAAACATTGTAGTTCACGGCATAAACACGGACCTTAGCAGTGGCGACACCAGAAACGGTAGGCGACGAAAGAACAAGCTGCAAGACGGCGTTATCAATTCTGGAGAAGTTACACGATCCAGATGGTTGGTGTTCCTCAGGGCGAAGAGCGAAGGAATACACGTTAATACCCGTATCAGGAGCACGGGTATGGTGCTGGTAAGGCTGGACAACATCGAAGTAAGAACCTTCACGCTCAGAGAAGCGGTCCTGGCCGTTAAGCTGGAGTTTAGCAGTAACGACTGGGTTCTCACCCCAACAATGCATATCGATGGCGGTCTCGGCGAGGACGAAAGTTCCGGCATCAGACACAGAGGATCCTTCGACGGCAGTAGTTCCTTGGGCAACAAAAGGTCCATATTGAGAGGTCTTATTCCATTCAGCAGCAGTACCACTAGTTAAATTGCTAAAGTTATTCTCATCAACAGCACCAGGCATCTGGAAAAGACCAGAACCATTGATGAAACCACTAACACCGTTAACACCAGCGACTTCACTTGGTCCTCCGAATGCGGCAATGGCATTAGGAAGGGCATCGATGGAATCAGTATAGTTAAAAGGCTGGGCACCAAGGGTCTTGAAAAGAATCTGGGTAGGATCCAAAGAAGCACAATAATCGACGTTGGAATCAGGTTGGACAACCCAGATGAGTTCCTTGCAAGGATGATTGAAGTTCAACTTGATTTTATTGGATGAAGAACCAACAGATTCGTCACCAGTAAACTGGAGTTGTTCAATCAAATACTCGTGAGGATTCTGTGCCATCTTACGACGCTCATCAGTATCAAGGAAAATGTAGTCAACATAGAGCGAAGCGGCAACGAGGGACTGCTGGTAAGCAGTATTGACGGCCCATGAACCGGCAGAAACACCGGTACTACCAGTCTGGAGGGATTTGACGGCCCAGAGACATTCGCCAATAGGGCGGATATCAAGATTGATTTTGACTTCGTGGTACTGCAATGCGATGAGGGGCAATGCAAGTCCCGGGTTACGGCAAAACCAAAAGAGAAGAGGAATGTAAAGGGTGGTCTCAGGAAGGGCATTACGAGGGGCACAAACCTGGGAAGGAGCACCAGCGGCAGCACAAGGTCCAGAGATGTTGGCGAAGTTAGGGTCAGTGATATAGGTGAGTTGAGTGGTATGTCCAATAAGCTTGAAGTATCCACGCTGTTGTTCCGAAGACATAGTAACCTGGTTCCAGATATGCATCCAGTCACCATACTGACGATCAATTCTCTGACCTCCAATTTCAACTTCAACCTGGGCGACCAACTGTTCTCCAATATAGTCCAACCAACGGGCATAGACACCATCATTAGGGGATGCGGCAGTAGAAGTCGCAGTATTCGCCATGCTTGGGTTGATTTCAGGAAGAGTAACCTGCAAGTAGGTACGGTAAGCCAAATCACCGTTACGGGAGATGGTACAGGTAACACGGCGACCGAAATCGGCCTGTCCAGAGAAGGTCTGTTCTATGGATTCCATGGCAAAGTTGGTATGTCTACGGTAGGAGACTTTCCAGAAAGTAATCTCAGGGGTTCCAGTAAGGAATACGTCTTGTGCGCCATAAGCGACGAGTTGCAAAAGACCACCAGCCATTTTTTATATAGTAGTAAAAGATAAAAATCTAGAAGAAAATGATTTAAATAGAAAATAGCCTAAATGAGCCTAAATGTTTTTTATTTCTATAATTATAGTTCAATAAATAAAAAATCATTCTCGTATAGTTTATCCACCGGTCATATAGGTAGATTTACGTTGGATTCTACGAATTTTTCGAGATAATCTTCTTGAAAAACCTCTTTTTTATTCTCGTGTTTTTTGGTGAAAATATAGGATTGTTGTACTTTTTTCACAGACCAACCCTGTTCGATTGCGTTTGTTATGAATACCATTTTTTGAAATGTTTTTTCTGACATTTCCACATGATTTTGAAATGTTTTTTCTGACATTTCCACATGATTTTGAAATGTTTTTTCTGACATTTCCATATTTTTCATATTAGACATATTTCTTATATTATTGCGAATTCTTTTTTATGATAAATAAATGTATTCTTTCGATAAAAAAACATATAAAAATTCGCAAAGGAATATGTCATATAAGAAAAAAGGAAAAATATGAAAAGGTCCGCCATTATAAAACAGACAAATACCCTGGACGAAAAGCATACCGAAATGTTAAATATATTCGAAGAGATAGAGCAAACCCAAATACCCGCCCTCATAAAAGAGAAAATCAGATTCAAAGAAGAATTGAAAACAATAAAAACCATAGAGGATAAAATGGAATTGAAAGATAAAATCAGCGAAATCCAAATAGAAATAAAAAATCTAAAGGGTCTAAAAAAGAATTATCTATTGGACAATTCAAAATATATTTTCGATTATTTCGAACAGAAAAAGGATATTTCCATCGGCGGTGGAAAACAGAATACCAATCTCCTACATTCTTTCTTCAAAATCAAGGCCACAAATCCGAATTCCGAGAACCTAGACGGAGACCGATATCAACAGGCAAAATCGACCTATCATGCCTATTGGAAAAATGTCAATAACGAAATCATAAATATCCAGGATTTCGTTATTGCGAGCGACGTATGTGACAATTGCCGTAAGGGCGAACTCATTTCACAAGAGGAAGAAGGCATTCTGATTTGTAATAACCCGGCGTGTGGGAAATTCATCACGTATATCGTAGATAGTTCGAAACCGTCCAATAAAGAACCGCCGAATGAAGTGTCATATACAGCATATATAAGACTGAATCATTTCAAAGAAATCCTCTCGCAATTTCAGGCGAAAGAGACGACGCAAATCCCAACCGCCGTGATAGATGCGATTAGTGCGCGTATAAAAAAAGAGCGTATTAAGGATTATAAAGAACTCAATTACGATAAAATGCGTGAGATTTTGCGGAAATTAGGATTGAATAAATATTTCGAACATATTCAGTATATCAATTCTATTTTTGGGATAAAACCGCCCATTATGAATGAGGAATTACACGAGACCCTATGTGTCCTTTTTATAGAAATTCAGAAACCGTGGGCGATACATTGTCCTATAAATCGTACGAATTTCTTCAATTATACGTATACCTTATATCAATTATGCGTTCTATTGGACCAGACGCAGTATTTACCGTATATACCAATGATGAAAGATAGGGAGAAACAGTTGGAACAGGATATGATATGGAAATTGGTTTGTGCGGACTTGGATTGGGTATTTTTTCCTACCGTGTAGGGAAACCTCCCGGTGGTAGTGTCAGTGTGCCCCGGAGGGGCACATCGACATAGGTTTCCCCTACGACCCCATCCTTGCAGGGGAACCTACGGTTCCCCCCGCGCCCCCCTCCCTTATA